CCAGCACACATACCATTAGTGTTTGCGGCTACTGTTACTGAAGTGTTTAGTTCTTTTTCATGTACTCTAATAATGTTACCAAGTTGTGTAGCGTCACCAAGATATGCTCCTGCAGCACCTTGAGCAAGCATTGCTGCTGTCACCGATGCTGGTGAAGGAGTAGTTGTTTGAACTGCCTTACCTTGATAGACTACATAAAAGTCATCTGTACTTGCTACGTTACCTGTCATGGTAAGTGTTGTGTTAGCAACGTTATAAGCAACTCCAGGTTCCTGTCTAACATTGTTTACAAACACTTCTATTTCGTTAGCATTTGCTACTGGTGTGCTTAATGTATAGCCCGTACCACCATTACCTGTAATATCTTGTTTAGCTAAAGAAGAAAAATTACTATTAAATTGATTACCAATGTAACCCATAACTAATCCTCCTATGTGCTAATAGCATCAACAGCAGATACCCAAGCGTCAAGTGAGCTTGCAGTGTCAGATACAATCCAAAGCCTATCCCCTGATTGTACTACAATTTTAGCACCACCATCTAATGCTTGGAGTGTTGATCCTGCTGGAATCGGTGCATCTTTTACAACGTAGTACCGATTGGCTAGATTATCTGTTGCTCCCCCAGCTAACATATATACTGATACTGTAATCTGTTGAGCAATTCTATTTGCTAAATTTATCCCTACAATTGTGTCGTATGAGTCGAAATTAGCGCCATCAGGAATATCAGTTGCCGAGGTTCCAATGGACTTTTCAACGTACCTTCTAAAATTTTGTGCCATAAAGACCTCCTATAATGCGATTGACATTGCAATTGAAAACCCGTTTGTTGCAAAACCGCTAGTGTCTGTTGCTTCAATTGCTACCCATGTACCTACTGGTGCGCCCGTTCCGGACGGAGCAACTGTGCAATATTTAACAGCTTGATCACCTGTATTATAATACAAGTCACCCACTGCTACTGTTTTTCCTGCTGCTTCATGTGCGTTTTCGGCTGCTGCATCACTTGCATAACTACCATAATATTTTTCATCAAAGTTAGCTACACTACTAGCAGCTTGATCTGCCCAGTACTTAGCCGAATATTGTGCTGTACCGCCTGATCCTGTTACTGCTGTGGACATAACAAAGTTACCGCCACCTAAAGCCCATTGTTTAGCAGAGCCGTTAGTATTTCCCGCTTGCACACCAATAGCATATTCTTTAGCTGAGTACTCTGTATTATCTGCAGTTGTTGTTGTTTCAGTTGCCCAGTCTTTAGCGTTACCACCACCAGAGGCGTGGTCTACACCTGTACCACCTACAGCCCATGCTTTAGATGAATAATCTGAAGTACTAGGGACAACTCCGTTTACTTTTACAGCATAGTCTTCTGCTTTAGTAGCCTGTGTCGTAGCTGTTGCAGCTGACGTTGTTGCACTACTTGCTTGAGTTGTCGCAGTCGTTGCACTCGTGGCTGCATTCGTTGCACTTGTTGCCGCATTAGTAGCTTGAGTAGTAGCTGTATTTTTACTAGCGGTTGCTGAATTAGCCGAATTTGCTGCATTAGTTTCTGACGTTGCTGCTGCTGTAGCACTATTGGCTGCTGCCGTTGCGCTGCTTGCTCCTGCAGTAGCACTATTAGCCGCTGCTGTAGCACTATTACCTGCCGCTGTAGCAGAGGTTGTTGCACTGTTAGCAGACCCAGTAGCTGAAGTTGCACTAGATGCTGCTGAAGTTTGTGACGCTGCTGCTGCTGATTGTGAAGCCGCTGCGTTTGTTGCAGACGTACTTGCTTCAGCTGCCTTAGTTGTCGCTGTAGCGGCATCTGCTGCCACACTACTAGCAGAACTAGCAGCTGCTGTTGCACTGCTTGCTGCTGCTGTTTGACTACTTGATGCAGCCGTGGCACTGGCTCCAGCGTTAGTTGCGCTTGTAGCTGCACCAGTGGCTGAGGTTGCAGCGTTTGTTTCTGATATTTTTGCGGCTGCAGCGGCTGCTTCTGCTGCTGCTACATCGGCTCCTACAATATCGGGGATACCGTCAATAAGCGTATCCGTAAATAATCCACCATTGGCGGCATTATCAGTAGCTCCTGTAAAGGAGCCAGGTCTTGCTGGTGTAGTCATTATATTAACCCTCGTCCATTAAAGTTTACTTGTAAATTGCCACCTGAAGCATTACGTTTAGCATCTTCATCATTCGCTTCTGCGATTTCTGCTAGAAATGCCTGATTATATTTTGCTGCTTGTTGATCATCTTGAGCATATGCAAAGACTTCTGCTAATGCACCAAATAATAAAATTCGTTCATTTTCATCACGTAACCAATTAGGTGTTGCTGTACCAATATATTTTGTTGCAGTTGTGTTTGAAAATGTTATATCTGTATTATCTGCTATTGTTTGTGCAGTATCTACTACTATACTATTTTGATTACTTGCATCAGTTACTTTTGGAGGTGCACCTGTTGTTGTATTAGCAACGACACCTGTACCTGATAATTCTTGTCCAACAACAACTGTCCCCGATCTAGTATCATTAGTTATGTTGACACTGTTGGTTACTGCCACATTTATTTTAGCAGTTATATTTCCTGTAGCTGCTGCAATAGCTGCTGATTGAGTTGCGTAAGCTGTTGTATTAGCTACACCACCAGTTGTCGTAAAGTATAAATATGTAGTTCCACCTGTTGTAGTAAGAAACCCTGCATTATAGTTTAAAACGGTTACTGCATACGTTGCATTAAGGGCTGGTAATCTTCGATAATAGTAAAGTTCAATTGTATTCGCTTGTCGGCCTGTCCCTCCATTTCCAAACCCTGGGGTTAGAAACACAACATTTTGTTGTCGTGACCAATAATTTAAATTACTGTACTTTTCACTTAACGTATCATTAAAAGTTCGTATACCTAATTTCTCATTAAACACTCGGGTAGTAATACCAGAAGAATCAAGTTCTCTGATCTGGATAAATTCTACTAAATCGTATGGTAGTTGAAGTTCCGTAATACTACCTTGTGTATTTGTCGCTGAAGTTGTAGCTGCAGTCAACAAACTGTTCTCATAAATAGCAACGTTCTCTAATGGTGGAACTCTTAAGGTTCGATATGCTTTATCTGCAGCATACTTAAGAGCATCTTGGATAATAGCATCACTTACTACTTCTTCATCTCTATTACACCATGTCCGAACAAGAGCTACTAGCTGAGTATAAGTCAGTGCCATATCGGGCCTCCTAATTAAGTATTAACTACTAAATCAGAATATTCAGATACAAGAATCTTTTTTAATTTTTTAAGATTATTTGGGTCACGCATAAAGTTAGGATCGTGTAGATCTAAATGATGCTCTTGCAAAATCTTAATTGCCACAATATCAGGGATGGTTGCCATCTTACGATAACCGTTTTTTGTACGACCATAGTAATCTTCTTTTTCTTTTTGCAACCTTACATTTTCTTTATATTGTGTTATATCTTGTTTCGCTTGCCAGTCTCCAGTTTGAAGATCAAAACCAGCGTGAATATCTTCATTAGCTTTCACAGTGCTGCTGCGAAATGTAAATTCATTTTCTTTTGCCATAGTGTCCTCTTTACTTAATTAAGCAGGTTCTGTATAAGATACAAACCGTCCTGACTTTCCAATGTAACCTAACTCTGCGCCTGTTGGTGCTGCCGTAGGATTACCATTAGTCGCTACGTTAGGTGAATTAATATCTAAGTGTGTGAGTTTATAGCCACCTGCAGCAACTGCTGCTGTACGCCATACACATGTTTCTGCGGGGTAAGTATTCCCGTTTGCTGTTCTTATAACTAGCATTTACTGTACTCCTATAATTTATGATGTTTTGTTTTGAGCAGGACCGCATCCAGCAACCCTACCACCTGCATTGTAGTATTTTGCTACATTACCACCTGACGCTTTATGCTTTACTAGTTTATCTATAGGCATTCCCATCCCTTTAGCAAGATCTTTAATTGCCTTTAGTTTTTCTTCTTTTGTTGCCATTATAGCCTCCTGTATAAAAAGAAAGGGGAAGCCCTAAGACCTCCCCTATCAATTAGCCTAGTTAAGGCCGTAAACAGCACCACAACCAAGTGGGTTGCGTACTTCAAGGGTGCACTCTTCAACCATCATTCCAACAGTTGAATCACCTTTCTGGCCTACGTCAACTTCCTGCATAGGACGCAGAGTAGCTACGTTAAACCACATTGGATCATAGATAAGAGCAGCAAAGTCTTTCATGTCTGGAATACCAGCGCCTGAGAAAGCTGCACCGTTATCACCCTTAAGAGCGACAGCATTGGTTAGACCCATTACGTAGTTAGGAACTACCATAAGATCTCCAAAGTCTGACATATAAACGTCTACTGACTGACGGAGTTTTCCACCAGCATCAATATTACGTACAACACCAGTATCACTAACCATTAGGTCAGAGAAGTCACGGCGTAGTTTTGGTGATAGCATGACCTTAGTAGCCTTACCACCTTCCTCATAGATTTTCTGCATAACTGCATCAATATCAGTGAGAGCGAGAGTACCACGAGCAGGAGCAGTAGTACCACCATTAATAGAACCACGTACAGTAGCAGTACCGTCAGCATCAGTTCCAGCATTAGAGCTAGAAGCTGAAGGAGCTTCAAACTCACCTACAAAGTTACAAGTAGATGCTGAGTTAATGAACGACTGATATCCACCAGCTGAACGTGAGTTAGCGTTCTGAACGCCAGTAGCGTTAGAAACATTATACGAATGGATCATATCAAATTCAACATCACGCCGAAGCTCAGTTCCACGCTTTTTCAATTGATACGCATATTCGTCTGCAACACCAGCTTGATCGACTGCTCTGCGAGTACCAGACACAGCAATGGTCTTACCATTAATCTGAGTGTAGTTACCCAAACGAGTACGATAAGGTCCAGTAATAGCGAACTTAGCGCCAGTTGCTGGAGTCGCACCAGTACCACCAGAACCCGTTGTATCAGGAGCAATCCAGTCTGTACCTTCACCGATACGAGAATTGCCTGGGGCTTCTAGTTGGTCAGTCTGCCATTCGTGATAAATTGCAGTTGCTTTAGTTTTGCCAATAGATGACATAAAAGGAGTTTCATCACGAGTAATCATCGTGATAAAGTTTGCTAGATCTTCCCGTTGGGAAACATCTTTACCAGTTCCACGGGCTGGTCCCTGAGGGCCACCAGTTCCGCGAACACCAAGTGTATTAGCCATTTAATTATACCTCCAAGGTATTAAAGATTTAAAGAGCGTTGAGCAAGTCCTCTTAAGAAATCCATTTGATCTTCGTTAGAAGAGTTAGGATCCATAGCCCTGGCCCGTAAAGCAGAAGCTGCATCTTGTTTCTTTTTAGTTGCAGTTTTAGCTTTCTTAAGCGGGGCTTTCTTGGCAGGTGTATTCTTTCTTTTAGCAGTACCTTTAGTGATACCTTGTTTTAGTCTACGATAATCATCGACAAATTTAACAATCACAGGATCGGCAATTGTGTCCAGAACCTCTGGAGCAATACCTTCTTCAATAGCAAATTCACGAATTGCTGTAGCAGTCTTTTCATCGAAGTCTGGAATAATATCAGGGATTGCTTGATTAAAATAATCAATCTGTGCTTTCCATTGTTTCTGTGCTTCTTGTTTTTCTGCTCTTTGAAGAGTTTCTACTAGTTCCTCTCGTTTATTACGAGCATCCCAGTATTTCTTTTGTGCTTGTTCTCGTTTATCTTTAAGTTCACCGACTTCATAAGTATCACCTTCTTCACGAGCCTTTTCAATTTGGCTTTCGATTTTATGATACTCTTTAGAAAGAGCCTGTTCGTTTGAGTACAGTATCGCAGCAGATGCTTTCGAAAGGTTTTGGATTTCCGCTGCCTTGTTTTGAAATTCTGCCTCTATCTGTTTTCTTGCGTCACCGAGTTCACGACCCTTTTTAGAAAGATGTTGTTCAGTAGAGTAACCTTTTATAAGATCACCAAAAGAAACTTCAGTTTGTTCCCCGTCAATTTTGACAGAAACCTTAGCTTCTAGATCT